ACTTAAATCCCAGTTTGAAGAGCAAGTTGTAGAGCAAGTTGCTGAAATCAGAGGCGAACTCACTGAAAGAGCAGACGCATACCTTGAGTATGTAACTGATGAGTGGGTCGAAGAGAATCAACTCGCTATCGAAGCAGGACTTAAGACAGAAATGACTGAATCATTCCTTGAAGGAATGAAGGGTCTTTTTGAAGAACATTATGTAACAATCCCTGAAGAAAAATATGATGTTCTCAACAATATGGTTGAGAAATTAGATGACATGGAAGATAAACTCAACGAGCAAATCAATAAGAATGTTGCTCTAACTAAGAGATTAGCAGAATCTGCAGCAGATGTAATCTTAGCAGATGTATCCGAAGGTCTAGCACTTTCACAAAAGGAGAAACTCGCTTCTCTTGCTGAAAATGTTGAGTTTGATAGTGAAGAAACATATCGTGAGAAACTAGAAACACTTAAGGAATCTTATTTCCCAAGTAAGTCTAGTACTCCAAGAGACCATTCAGAGACAATTTCTGAAGGAACCGAGGTACCACAAGCACCAGTATCTGGGCTGATGGAAAGTTATCTTCAGACTATGAATAGAGTCTCGAAAAAGTGATTTTTAGATTATAAAATCAAACTAACTAAATTTTTAGAGGAAAAATCAAATGCAAGCGTTCAATGCTGAACAACTGCAAGAGAAGTGGGCACCACTCCTAGACCATGAAGGCATGGGAGATATCAAAGACAATCATCGTCGAATGGTAACCGCCGTTCTCTTGGAGAACCAAGAAAAAACAATTAAGGAAGAGCGTGAGTTTCTTTCTGAAGGCCCAACAAACCAGACTGGAGCAAGTATCGATAACTTCGATCCTGTTCTAATCAGCCTTATCCGTCGTGCAATGCCTAACTTGGTCGCTTATGACCTAGCAGGTGTTCAACCAATGAACGGACCTACTGGTTTGATCTTCGCAATGAGATCTCGCTACAACAGTCAGACTGATACTGAAGCATTCTATGATGAAGCAGATTCTGCATTCTCTGGACAGTCTTCCAAGTTCGACAACGTTGGTGCTGCAACATCTATCAACTCTGGTATTGGTACAACTACACAGCGTGGTTCTGATCCTGGTGCACTAGATGGTGGTTATGACACTAATGTTGGTGCTCAAACCTATAACGTAGGTCAGGGTATGTCTACATCTGAGGCAGAAGACCTCGGTGATGGCACAGAAGGCGAATTCAACCAGATGGCATTCTCAATCGAGAAGGTCACCGTTACTGCGAAGTCACGTGCTTTAAAGGCAGAGTACAGTCTAGAACTTGCTCAAGACTTGAAAGCAATCCATGGATTGAATGCAGAGGCAGAACTTGCCAACATTCTTTCTACTGAGATTCTTGCAGAAATAAACAGAGAAGTTATTCGTACCATCTATAACGTTGCTAAGCCTGGTGCTCAAGCAAACGTTGCTAACGCAGGTACTTTTGACTTAGACACTGACTCAAATGGTAGATGGTCTGTTGAGAAGTTCAAGGGACTTATATTCCAGATAGAGCGTGATGCGAATGCAATCGCCCAGTTAACACGTAGAGGAAAGGGTAATATGATCCTTTGCTCCGCAGACGTTGCTTCTGCATTAACAATGGCTGGTGTACTTGATTACACTCCTGCTCTTAATGCTAACCTTAACGTTGATGATGCTGGTAATACATTTGCTGGTACATTACAAGGTAAGTACAAAGTCTATATTGACCCATATGCTGGTGGTCAGAACCCTGTTAGTGGTGCTGCTTCTGCAGGTCAGTATTATGTTGCTGGTTATAAAGGTTCTTCACCTTATGACGCAGGACTGTTCTACTGCCCATACGTTCCACTACAGATGGTTCGTGCGGTTGGTGAGAATACATTCCAACCAAAAATCGGGTTCAAGACTCGTTACGGAATCGTACAAAACCCATTTGCACAAGGTGCACAAGCAGGTCTTGGAACTATCCGTAGAAACTCTAACGTATACTACAGAAGAGTTAAGGTTCAAAACCTTATGTAAGAAGAAAGGAAATATATCCTTTTTCACAAAGACCCCTTCACAGGGGTCTTTTTTTATGTTATAATACTAGAGTAAAACAAATCAAAAAGAACAATGGCAAGATTAACCAAGTTTAATCAACTTGAAGGAACCAGAAGTAATGCAACTGAACTGGTCTATGATGATGGAAGGAAACTTCTTTATTCTTATGAAACATTAGTTGGTGGGTATCATCCAGATCCAGATTTAAAATGGATAAGGACTGCAAAAACTTATAGCATTTCTACAGATAAGCATATAAGAAATTATTTTAACAACGTTGCGAATCCGAAGATGGTTGATGAAGATATTTTAGAAAAATTGAAGGTCGGTTAACCAACATTAAAAGACTCTTTACAAGGGTCTTTTTTTATGCTATAAATAGTATTAACTTATGTTAAGAACCATGTTCTGTAAAATCAAAAAGTCATTAGAAGAATATCGTGAGTGGCAACTTAAGTTTTACACACGAGCAGAAGATACTTTAGAACAGAGATTAGCAGGTATTAAAGCTGCGAAAGAAAAACTTGAAGAACAAATCCAAAGAGATGTCCCTCCTGTTGAAGAATAAATAAAAAAGGAGACCTGCGTTCTATTATGCCTTATCACATTAAAAAAACAAGTATTATAGGTTCTGCGATACCAACAGATGGTATTGAATACTATATTGGAGAAGATGCTTGGTCGAATGATTATTCACAGAGAAAGATTTATACTAACCAAGCAGATGCCGATGCTCAAAAAGCAACAACTTATACTTCACCTCAAGGAATTACTTACCAACCTTCATGGTGGAAGAATGCAACGGTTGTAAGTGAATAAATAACAATAAACTGTGAGTACGATGAAACCTACACCCAAGCAGTATGAAGACGCTTTTGCACGTCAAAAGAGAATAGTCGAACACCTTATCGAAGAAGGATATGCTGAAAATGAAGAATCAGCGAATCAAATTATCTTAGGTATGAGTGAACAATGGTACAATCTTATTATTGACTAATGAAAGATTTTGATAGATTTATTGAAGAGGCAGCTGCTAAAAGATGCCCTCCAGGAAAGTATTATGATGGTAAAAAGTGCTCTATACCACCACGTGGATTCCATGTAGGTAGGGGAGGGTATATTGAACCTGATGATGATAGTGAAAACGGAAAGAAAAATGGTAATGGTAATGGGTCCCATAACGGGAATGGAAGTGGTAATGGTAATGGTGGCAATGGTAACGGTAGCGGCGGCAACGGCGGTGGCGGAAATGGTGGTGGAGGAGAATAATGGCCACTAGAAATCCAATGGATAATCAAATATCTAATAGGAATTTTTTATCTCCTATTGGATTTAAGTTTACTATAGCCAAAACTCCAAAGGTTGATTATTTTTGCAATTCTGCTAGAATACCAGAGATTACATTAGGAAGTGCTGTTCAACCATCATATCTTAAGAACATTGATGTTCCTGGAGATAAACTAGAATATGGCGATTTTTCACTTCGATTTTTAGTTGATGAGAATCTCGAAAATTATATGGCAATCCATAACTGGTTAACAGGATTAGGATTTCCAGAAACTACAAAACAGTTTAAAACTCTTACAACAGATCAACATGATAAAAGAGAACTTGATGAACAGTTTAGTGATGCTAGTCTTCATATTTTAAATAGTAACTATAGAGATGTTGCTATTGTAAAATTCAATGGTCTTTTTCCACAATCATTAACTTCTTTGGAGTTTGAAGCAACAGATACAGATATCAACTACTTTACAGCAGACGTAAGTTTTAAGTATACCTATTACACAATAGTCGGGAAAGATAACAGAACTCCCCTATAAACTGATTCTTTTTTATTATGGACATTGAAAAAATCCAAAACATGTGGGCCGAAGATGCTAAGATCGACCCTGATAATCTTCATGACGAAAGTTTAAAGATACCACAACTTCATGCGAAGTATTATACAATCTACAATACAATTTCTCTTTTAAGAGAAAGAGCAAAGGAGAGTTATAGTAAAATAAGATTAGAAAGATATAACTTTTATACGGGTAAAGCAGAACCAGAGGCATATGTCGAAGAACCATTTCCCTATAAGGTAAGGGAAAAGGATGCTATACAGAGGCACCTAGAGGCGGATGAGAGATTAAATAAGATTGATATGAAAGTAAAATATTATGATATTGAGTTAAAATTCCTAGAAGAGATCATTAGAAACGTTTCTAATAGAACCTATCAAATCAAGAACAGTATTGAATGGCATAAGTTTCAAGCAGGATTTAACTAAATAATTTTGTAACGTCATAGTTAGACCAATGGCAGAACAACCAGTTGATTGGTCAATGGAAATGAAGATGGGTATTAGAGAAACTCGTCTTCTTTATAATGCTATTGAAGGATATTTACAAGTTTGGCCAAAAGATACAAGACCATTAGAAGAATATGAATATTTACAATCTATGAGAACTAGATTGTTTGCGGTGATTATGGATTATAACGTACACGGAGAATTTCCAGACCTTGACAAAGGGTAATATATACTTATAAGAATCCTTATAAGTTATGGGACATGTGAATATACAGAAGAAGAATGAAGTTTATCTTCAACTTTCAGGGGATACCCATATCCTTTATGAGTTGGCAGATAAGTTTACTTTTGATGTACCTGGTGCTCAGTTTTCTCCAGCATATAAAAAGAAATTCTGGGATGGTAAGATTCGTTTAATGAATGTTCAGAATGGTGAAATATATGTTGGATTGTTGGATAAGGTCACTACATTTTTAGATAATCATGAATATTCATATAATTTTATAGATAATAAACATTATGGTACTCCTTTAGAAGTCAATCCTATGATTTCAAAGGAAGGTGTTAAAGACTATATGAATGCTATTAGTAAATATAAACCTAGAGATTATCAGATAGATGGGGTATACGACGCTCTAAAGCATAATAGAAAGTTGTTGATATCCCCAACTGCTTCAGGAAAGTCTCTGATGATATACTCGATTGTGAGATATTACGTTGAACGCAAGCAAAATACTCTGATAGTTGTTCCGACGACTTCGCTAGTAGAGCAAATGTATAAAGACTTTGCGGATTATGGATGGGACGTTGGTTCATTTTGCCACAAGATATACGCAGGTAGAGAAAGAGAGACGGACTCTCAAGTCATTATTACTACTTGGCAATCAATCTACAAACTCCCCAGAAAGTATTTTGAGA